ACTCAGATCAGTTTGTAGAATGGGATAGTAATGAGTTTCTATATAAAATGAATGAGACAGAAGCAGATGGTGGTATAGTAACATTTAAAGCAACTCATCCTAAGTGGTCTTTTGCTAAAGTTAATAGCGAAGGGTTAGTAACAGAAGTAGCAGAAAAGAATCCTATCTCAGATACTGCTACTGTTGGGTTCTACTATTGGAAAAAAGGATCTGATTTTGTTAAATACGCTGAAGAAATGATCAGTAATAATATTAGAGTCAATAATGAATTTTATGTTTGCCCTGTATTCAATCAAGCTATTAACGATAGTAAAGCTATAAGAATATTTAACGTAGATAACATGTGGGGGTTAGGAACACCTGAAGATTTAAAGTACTATATAGAAAATATAAAATGATTTGGTTCACAAGTATACAAAAAACCGGCGGGACTGCATTGAGAGATGCTATAAGTTTAAAGAATGATTTTAAAATACGTTTTTTTGATCATGGGTACGTATACGATCCTTGGGAATCTAAAGAAAAAGAAAATAAATACTGGAATAAATATAACTTTAAATCATCAGCTAATATATCAAAAGATTATAACCCTCTTAATACTATAATCTCAGTAATTAGAAATCCTTTTGATATCTTTGTGAGTTATTTTTTACACGCTAAAAAAGATGGATGGGGAATGGTTAATAAGATTCATAACTTACATACTTTTGATCAGTTTACAGAATACTATTTAGCTCCAGATAAAGAATGGCATTTACCTCCTATGAAAAATAGTATGTTTAGTTTTATTTACAATAAGCAAGGAGAGCTTATTTCTGACCTATGTTATAAGTTAGAAAATGTAGATAAGATTGAAACATTATTAGCTGGTTTAAGAATACCTCCTATGGGTTTTTCAAATAAAACTATACTAAAAGATGATTATAGAAGATACTATAAAACTAAACAAATAGATGCTCTAAATAAAGTCTGGAAAAGAGACTTAGAGCACTTTAAATATACTTTTGAATAATGAAAATAGCAGTACTTATTAACGGAAGCGGAAAACATTTAGATATTACACAACATTTATTCAATCATTGGAATAAACTCTACGAAGATATAAGTTTTGACTTTTACTTAGCTACTTGGCAAGATGAAATAGACTATACAGAATATAAATGGATAAAATCTTACGTAAGACTAAAAGAAGAGTCATGTCCATATGACTTGAGCACACATCCTGAAGGTCAACATCAACCTCACTACTCATACTCTCTATATAAAGCAGATCAATTGAGAAAAGAATCAGGTATAGAGTACGATGGAGTATTTCAAACTAGATCAGATATCTATATATTTAGAGAACTACTAGACTTGCTTACTTCTTTATATACTGTTAAACAAGGCGTAAATCAAGATGTGAGTAATAGCCAAGTATCTCCTAGAATAATGTTTACTGGAAGCGGTAATGAACTCCTTAACGGCAGGTTCTGGACTGAAGATTATTTTTTCTTTGGACATCCTAAAGCATTTGATAAATTTTCTAATATGTTCATTGATGTATGGATTAAAAACGAATTACCAGATAGATTAAAATTAATGCATGTAATGCAAGCAGAGTACTTACATAAATTAGGAATTTATAACAGTAGCATAGCTAATTACCCTGGTCATGCAGTACAGAGCGTACTTATAAGGGAAAAGCATCGTTTTGGTCATCATAGTACTCATACTGATGCAGGATGGGAAAAACAACACCCTTCTCCTAAACAACTTAAAACTCTAATAGCTCAGAATGGACCAGAGCACTTATTAACTAGAGATATAGCACCTAAAGCTATTATATACTTTGAAAGCACAGATAAATAATGATACTTATATCTCATAGAGGAAATATAGACGGACCGAACGTTGATAACGAAAATAAACCTTCGTACATAGCAAATGCTATAGAAAAAGGTTACGATTGTGAAGTAGATTTCTGGTATACCGATAATAAATTTACTTTAGGTCACGATAATCCTCAGTATGAAATACCAATAGAGTTTATACAAACATATTACAATAGACTCTGGATTCACTGCAAAAATTACGATGCTTTATCTAAATTAATCGAAATAGACAGAGGAGGTGTGTATTTAAATTACTTTTGGCATGAATCTGACGATGTTATTATAACTTCAAAAGGATACATGTGGGCTAATCCAGGTGTTTACATAGAAGGTAGTGTAGCAGTACTTCCTGAGTTAAAAAACGACAACTTAACAGATAGATTAGGAGTTTGCAGCGACTATATTATTAATTATGAGCACTAGATTTGTAAAGAAAGGAAATAAAGTTATACTCGGCATGGCTAAAAACGGTAGCCAAGCTCTTAAACAACTTTCCTTAAATAATAAAGACTGGGTAAGAGTAGAAGGCGATATACCTGAAGAAATTTTAATCGACTACAAGACAACTATCTATATTCCTATCAGAGATGAGTTCGATAGGGCATATAGCGGACTGATACAACTACTTAATGACATTATAGTAGACAAAAAAATAAAAGACATTCAACATTACCTTTGGGACAATATAGTTTTAGATAATAGTTACTTTCCTAAAATATCATATAAACAGATAAGCACTATACATTATTTTTGGAATTATATATTTCTCAACAAAAAATGGAAAGGAGCTAAATTTAAATTCTTTCATTTAGACTATTTGTCTAATAGATTTTGTGATTACATTAAAGAAGACCCTAAAAATATTCCCTTATACAACACTGCAATAAAAACTACAGTGAAAGTTGAAATAATGAAGTATCTTCCCAAAAAAGAGTTACTTTTTAAAAATTACTTTCATCCACATTGGAAAAAACCTTACCAATTTATGGAAAAACCAATTTGGGAAAGATTAAAAACCACAGAATACTGGTTGGACTTAGAAGATAAAGACCTAATATGAAAAAAGCTATCTTTATATCAGGCCATTTAAACGGCTTATCTGATAATATCATACCATTATTAGATTCTAATACAGATATATTTGTACACACTTGGGAGGAACAAGGGCATAATAGATGGATAACAAAATTAAATAGATACAGTAAGGCTTGTAACAGCATTAACATTGTTACTGAAAAGCCAAAGATTGACCGTAAAAGAATCTCTTACCTTTATTCTACATACTCCTCTTTTAGTCTATGTAAGCAGTTGAACACTTATGATATATGTATAAAGTTTAAACCTAACTTAGATACAGACAATATTAAATACATTACTAATACACAAACAAGTTTTTCTAAAGCTAAATTACAGTCCAGACCATTACTTGAGGGGTTCACAAAAGAAGACTGTGTATACGGTACGGTACATTACAAAAGTATAGACGAAAGATTCTTTACAATATACCCTAAAGGTATAAATAAAGTATTTAATAAAGATAAAAAAACATTCTACGAAGAAATAACAAAAACAGATGAATTACTTAGTTCATTACTAGGAACAGACTATGAAGGTAGTTTACTGTGGACTAAATTATTTGAACAAAATCAAGTACCTATTATTCAAGATATTAATCTAACTTTACCAAACAATAAACAATGGCAGTAAAAAGAGCAAAAAAATTACAAAAACAAGATTTCAATAACGTAAAAATAATACAAACTAGAATAGGTAGAGCTGACGAAGAGTATACAAAGATAGGTAACCTAAAAATAGAGTTAACTAAAAAAATACTTCAATCTATATCCGGTATTAATTCTACCGAAAATTTAAAAGATATAGGTAAATATGAACTATATATTAATAAGACCAGTAAAGCTCTTGAAACTTTTATATCTGAAACAGATAAGCAAAACGTTGAATTAGCTAAAGACTTACAGAAGAAATACGGTTCCGGAACTATAAACCCAGAGAAAGGTACTTTTATTCCAGATTCACTTTAGACTTTTAGTATCTATTTATATAAGAAGACAAATACTCTGTTTACAAGAGTTTTTCGAAATAGTCAATATATTTATTAATATACAATAATTAAACTAAAGCAAACATGGCAGAAACTATAATCTCCCCAGGTGTATTTCAAAGAGAAAACGATATCTCTTTTATCTCCCCAGCACCCGCAGAAGTCGGAGCTTGTGTAATAGGACCTACAGTAAAAGGACCAGTCGAAGTTCCAACTACAGTTACTTCTTATAATCAATATGTAAGAGTATTTGGAGAAACTTTTGAATCAGCTTCAACTAAACAAGAATTTTTAACTTCTCTAGCAGCAAAAAATTACTTCTCTCAAGGAGGTGATTCTTTACTAGTAGCAAGAGTCGTATCAGCATCTGGTACATGGGGTGCTGCATCAAGTACTCATATATCAGCATCATCGAACGGAGGAACTCCTTCTTTTACATTAGCGACACAAGGACAAGGAGTCTTATATAACAACTGTACTGGCTCAGGCCTTTACGTTGGAGCTACAGAAGAAAATTCAGACGGCTCATTAAAATCTGGTTCAGTTGATAACTTAAGATGGGAAGTGTCAAATGTAAGTAATACTTTAGGTACTTTTACTCTATCAGTAAGAAGAGGAGATGATAGTAGCAAAAATAAAGTTGTCTTAGAAACGTTTAATAACTTAAGCTTAGATCCTAATGCTGATAACTATATCGAAAAAGCAATTGGTAACCAAGTAAAAGCAATAGCTGGAACAAGTGATAATATTACTACTACAGGAGAATATATTAACAAGTCTAATTACATTAGAGTAAGTGCAGTAAATTCACCTACTATAAACTATATAGGAAACGACGGAAATATTAGAGTAGGGTCTTTATCAGGTTCTCTACCAACAACTGATTCTGGATCATTCCACAGTGCTACTGGTAGAATAGTTCCTTTAGCAACTGCTAATAAATATTTTGGAGATATAGATACAAACACTCAAGGATTAATTGCAGCAGATTATGCATCTATAATTACTTTACTTAACAATGCTGATGACTTTAAGTTTAATGTAATTTCAGCACCAGGACTTATAGATTCAGTTTCTGGTCATACAGCTACAATAGGAAATATTATTTCTCTAGCAGAAAGTAGAGGAGATTGTATTTTTGTATTAGACATAAGAAAATATAACGAAGGAACAGTTGCCAGTGCAGCGGCACAAACTGCTACACTAAATAGTTCATATGCAGCTACATACTGGCCTTGGTTACAAACTAGATCAGCTACAGGTAAGAATGTATGGGCACCGCCTTCATTGTTTATACCTGGAGTATATGCATTTACAGATGGAGCAGATGCACCATGGTTTGCACCAGCAGGACTTGTAAGAGGAGGATTAGTAGGAGTTATTCAAGCTGAAAGAAGATTATCTAGAACAGATAGAGATTCTTTATATAATGCTAAGGTTAACCCAATAGCTTCTTTTCCAGGAACAGGTATAGCAGTATTTGGTCAAAAGACTTTACAAACTAAAGCTTCTGCTTTAGATAGAGTAAATGTAAGAAGATTATTAATCGAACTTAAAGAGTTCTTAGGTAATCAAGCACAAAACTTAGTATTTGAACAAAATACAGTAAACACAAGAAATAAATTTTTAGCAGGAGTTAATCCTTATTTAGATTCTGTAGTTGAAAGACAAGGTCTTTATTCTTATAGAGTAGTAATGGATGACACAAACAATACAGCAGACGTAATAGATAGAAACCAGTTAATAGGTCAGATATTTATTCAACCAGCTAAGACAGCTGAATTTATTGTACTAGACTTCACAGTTGAACCAACAGGTGCAACATTTGGAGCATAAATTTTAAAGTAGATATTTATAATAAATAATTAAAAGTATAAAATGGCAGTATTAGACCCAAATGAAATAATGTTTAAAGCTTTCGAACCGAAAGTACAAAACAGATTCGTCCTATTCATAGATGGTATTCCATCCTTCATGGTTAAGAACGTAGCAGCTCCAAGCTTTACAGATGAAGTCATAAAACTTGACCACATTAACACGTACAGAAAAATACGTGGAAAAAGAGAATGGCAAGATATGGATTTGACATTATACGATCCAATTACACCATCAGGAGCTCAAGCAGTAATGGACTGGGCTAGATTATCATACGAATCAGTAACAGGAAGAGCTGGATATTCAGATTTCTATAAAAAAGACTTAAAACTTAACATATTAGGTCCTGTTGGAGATATAGTAGGAGAGTGGGAAATCAAAGGAGCATTTATTCAAACTGCTAATTTTGGTACTTTCGACTGGTCAAACAGTGAACAAGTAGACCTTACTATGACAGTATCTATGGATTACTGTGTATTGAACTACTAAGACTACACTAAAATATATATAAGAACCCGGACTTTTCCGGGTTTTTGTTTGTTCCAAAATATTTTATTCGTATATTTATTAGTATAAACAAGTTATAAACAATAAGATTTATGAATCCTAACTTTAAAATCCCTACAGAAACTGTAGAACTACCTTCAAAAGGCCTTCTATACCCAAAAGACTCACCATTAGCAAGCGGTACTATCGAAATGAAGTACATGACAGCTAAAGAAGAAGATATACTGTCTAATACAAACTATATGAGAAAAGGTATAGTATTAGATAAACTAATGCAATCCTTAATAGTTACAGATAATTTTGACTATAACAATTTACTTATAGGAGATAAGAATGCTATTATGATAGCTGCAAGAGTACTTTCTTACGGAAAAGACTATACAGTTAATTACTTAGGAGAAGATATAGTTGTTGATTTAAGTAAATTCGATAACAAAGAAATAGACCCTATAATTGAAGAAGGTAAAAATGAATTTGAATTTAAATTACCTAAAACAGATAATTTAGTTAAATTTAAATTACTAACTCACAAAGATCAAAAAAATATAGATAGTGAGTTAGCAGGACTAAAAAAACTTAATAAAGATGATTCGTCGGGTAGCACTACTAGATTAAAATACTTAATCACAGGTGTTAACGGTACAACTGAACAAAAAGATATCAGAGAGTTCGTAGATAAATATTTACTTGCTTCTGATGCTAGAGCTTTAAGAAGTTTCTATGCAAAAATCCAACCTGATGTAAATATGAAATTTACTTACACAGATGAGGAAGGTGGAGAGGAGGAAGTTGATTTGCCCATTGGGCTCGACTTTTTTTGGCCTGACACCCGAACATAGAAAAAACCTATTTTCTCAAATTCACGAAATAGTATTTAACGGCAAAGGAGGTTACTCTTGGACTGAGGTTTATAATATGCCTATATGGTTAAGAAGATTTACTTTTGAAAAAATGAAAGAGTACTATGAAGAAGAAGCAAAAGCACATACTCCAAAAGTAACACCAAAGAACCAAACTCTAGGCCCAGATATTAAACCAAACTATAGCTCTGCTAGGAGTAAAAAGTAATACTTTCCTATTTATAACATATAGATATGGCAGAGAAAAAAAATCCCCAGGAAGACGTAAGACTACTAAGAGAAGAAAAAGGACTGTTAAATGATATCCTAAATTTTCTTAAAAAGCAACAATCAGCACGTAATGATTTACAAAAAAGTCAAACTGAAGCTAACCGTATACAAAAAGAATTTAATTCCCTTATAGAACAAGCAAACAGAGCTACTAGCGATAGAGTAGATGACCTTGATGCCACTGCTAAGATTCAAAAGCAAATAACTCGAGAAAAAATACTTCAAGGAGACATTGATCTTACAATAAAAAACTTAAAAGCAGATGGATCAGCAGAAGCAAAAGAAGAATTAAAAACATATGTAAATTTAAAGACTACAACAGAAGGGATAACTGCAAATTTACAAAGACAACTCGATTCCGCAAAGGAACTTGATAAGTATGGCGGCTTCTATAAAGGGTTTTCAAAATTTGTAAATAAAATACCAGGTTTAAGTGCTTTAAAAGGACCTTTAGAAGAAGCAGCTAAAGCATCTCGAGCATCAGCTGCAAGTCAAATTGCAGTAGGAGAAGGTGTTAGTAGAACAAAAACCGGTTTAGCCGGTGCGAAAAAACTAATGAGCCCTACTGGTGGATTTGTAGGATTAGCTCTAATATTAGTTGATCTTTTCTTTAAAGTAGATAAAAGGGTTACAAATTTAGCTAAAAACTTAGGAATATCTAAGGCTAATGCAAGAGAATTAGATAAGTTTCTCACAAACTCTGCATTAGCGTCAGGTAACATGTCTGCAACCTCTGAATCATTAGCTGCAGCTTTATCTGATTTAACAAGCACATTTGGAGCTAGCATACCAGTTTCTGAAGAATTAATTCAAAATCAAGCCTTTCTTACTAAATCATTAAAACTATCAGGAGAAGAAGCTAGTAATTTATCATTCCTTTTTTCCGCTTTCGGTGGTTCTGCTACAGCAGCTACCGATAATGTAATAAAATTAAATAAATCTCTCAAAAAGCAAAATGGGTTTTATATTTCTTCAAAAAAATTATTAAAAGAAATATCTAATACAAGCGCTGAAATACAAGGTTATTTTGGCTTTTCAGAGAAAGCTCTAGCTAAAGCTGTATACCAAACAAGAAAATTTGGTATTAGTTTATCTACTGCCAACGGCATAGCTTCTAGTTTGTTAGATTTTGAAAGTAGTCTTAGCAATGAATTACAATTAGAACTACTAACTAATAAATCTTTGAATTTTGAAAGAGCTAGAGCATTAGCTTTTACCGGAGACATAGCTGGTGCTTCTGCAGAAGTATTAAAACAAACACAAAAATTAACTGCAGAACAGAGAAAAAATCCTATTATCCTAAAAGCAGCCGCTGCCGCATCCGGTGTATCAGTAGAGGAACTAAATAAGTCCTTTATTATACAGAAAAGGTTAAATATAGGTGCTAAAGAATATAACAAACTAATAAAGAAAGGATCAGAGTTGATGGGTATAGATAAAGCTAATCAGTTACTCATGACATCTAAAACAAGAGAAGAATATGAGAATACTTTGTCTGTCCAAGAGAAGTTTTCTAAAATTATAGAAAAAGTAACTGATAAGTTTTCATTACTTGTATCTAACGGAGACATAGATAGACTTATAGAGGGAGCAGCAGCATTCGTATCAGCTCTTGCTGATGGAAAAGGACTATTCGGTGCAATTGGTGCATTTAGAAAAGGAACAAAAAATGTAAAGAAGAATGATAATTCCATGGATGTTAATGACTTTACTATTAGAGCTAATCCAAAAGATACATTAGTAATGGCAGGAGGTACAAAGTTAGGAAATGAAACTAACGTACTACTTAAAGAATTAATAACTGCTGTTAAAACAGGCGGTGATGTATACATAGACGGAGCTAAAGTTGGGTCTTCTATGGTTATGGCTAAAACTAAGCTATCATAACTATTTATTAAAAACACAATAAAATGGGAATACACGATAATCAATTAACAAAGACTAACTTAGGACTTAAAGGTAAAACACCTAAAGTTAAGCAAAATATTGCTGCTAAGACTGTGCTAAAAGCAAGTAAATTTGACCTAGACGGTAAAACACCAGACAGATACATCGATAATATTGTAAAATAGTGAGTATTATAAAGAGCTATATAGAAGGTAACGCTACTAAACTTAATGCGTTAAAGTATAATGGATCATCTCCAATTATTACTAAAGAGATACCTACTACTGTAGATCAAAAAGGTCATAACTCTAATCAAATAACAGCTAGAATAGATGATTTGACTAGATTTACAAAGCTTTTCACTAAACCTCAAGGTTTAAAATACTTAACTAATGATGCTCTGCTGTCTAAGGTTGGTAATGAAAGTAAGTATAAAGATAAGACATTTGTCGGTAAAATATTAGCTAAGGTAAAAGATAAAGCTGTATCAGCTGTTAAACTTACAGCATCTACATTAGCTCAAGTACCTGTTAATGGTACAGGAACTCATTTTGTTAGAGGGTTTAATGGTAGAACATATAAAGGACCGGATTCTATACCATTTCAATTAGGTGAAAAGGATATAGTCAAAAAAGCTAATAAAAAGTTCGATACTATAAAGCCACCTATTGAATCTTTCAATGATATTGAGAATATTGAAGCTAATATCGTAAACAACTTCGGGTTACCTAAAGTATTATCAGTTGCAAAAGAAAATTTAGAAGACTTATCGAGTTACTATACAAATCCTACAAAAGCACAAGTAGATTCATTAAATATCATACCACCAGTTAAAGACACTACATCTTTAACTTTAGGAGAAAGTAAAGATATAATAAATTTTAACTTTAAAATATTAGGACCAGAAGAAGAATCACAACCGGTTACCTTGTATTTTAGAGCTCTATTAGAATCATTTGATGATAATTACGGTGGTAATTGGAGCTCAACTCAATATGTAGGTAGAGCAGAACCTTTTAATACTTATCAAGGATTCACTAGAAGTATTAACCTTTCTTTCAAAGTAGCAGCTATGACCAGAGCTGAGATGAATCCTTTATACCAAAAAATTCTACACTTAGCTTCTACAACAGCACCAACGTACTCTCAAGATGGTTTCATGAGAGGTACTATTACGAAAGTAACAGTAGGAGACTACCTTGTAAATCAACCAGGTTTTATTTCTTCGGTTAATTACAGTTGGGATAAAAGCTATCAATGGGAAATAAAATTAAAAAGTAATTCAGAAGCACAAGGAGTTGATCAAGATGTACAACAGCTACCTATGATATTAGACGTCAATATACAGTTCGAACCTATACACACTTTTGCACCACAAACTGGCGATCAACCTTACTTTACTAATCCTAACGAAGATCCAGTAAGTACTATATCTGGGGAAGAAGGTACATTTAATAGAATAACAGCTGATACAAGTGGGTTAAATGATTTAGTATCTAAAGGATCAAGATTAAATCCTTTAACTAAAAGAGAACAAAGAAAACAAAAGAGATTAGAAAGAAAATTTCAAAAAGGAAGGATTAGCTTAGAAGAATATAGAAAAAGAGGAGGTATATAATGAGAAGATACGAAAAAATAGGAATTAGAGTAGATAAAGAAAATAGAAAATACTATTCAAATAGTATATACCCGACTATACCTGAATCTGAAGATGACATATATGTTATAGCATCAGAAGGTGATAGATATGATAAGTTAGCTTTACAGTTTTACAATGATTCTACTTTATGGTGGATTATAGCTTCATCTAATAATGGTGAAAGAGCAGGACTTATACCTACTCCTGGTTTGCAATTAAGAATACCAGCTAGTAAAAGCATAGCTTTAAAATTATATAGAGAAATAAATAAATCGAGATAAAATGGCTATAAGTTGGAAGGAAACTCAAGTTATTAACACCCCTTTATCCCAAGAAGTTATACAGCAACTAGATATAAGAAGAGAAATTCTCTCTAAAGAAAACAGTATAACAGAACAGGAATTAAAATTTTTACATTCTAATACAGGGTGGATTAAAGTATCTTCAGGAGTAGATGAAATACAAACAGAAGGAACTCCAAAAGATCCATTAGTAAATAAATTAGCAAAAGAAAATATACTTTTCGGTGGTGTCTACAGTACTGAATTAGGAATAAAAAACGGTATTTTTTCTGAAAACAGTTCTTATAGCTTTAGTGAACAGTATGGGTACAGACCTATGGCGGGTATTACCTCTTTCAGTATAACTAATTTAGATTCATTTGGAGCTGTAAGAAAAGCTACAATAGATTTCTCAGTCAATTCTTTAGAAGACCTTAGTAAGTTTGAAAGATTATATCTTCGACCAGGTTTTACAGTAATGCTGGAATTTGGACATACTATATTAGCTAAATCACCGGAAAAGAATGGACCTTACTATATTGATACTAACGTTGATTACTATGATAATTTTTTCGATAATATAGAAGGTACTAAACTTGAAATTACACAAAAGCAAGATGAAAGTACAGAAGAGTTTGAAGATAGAAAAATACAAAATCGAAATAATAGTAGATTAAAAAAAGTAGAAGTAGAAATTAAAAGATTAAGAAAAGATTCTGGTTATAATTACGATGCCATGTTTGGCAGAATATCTAACTTTCAATGGTCATATAATACCGATACAACTTATGACTGTAGTTTTGACGTCATGGGTTACGGATCAGTTATAGAATCTTTATCAGCACTTTCTTCTGAGAATATAGCCGGTAGCGAAGACGATAACAGTGACGGTCAGACTCCAATAGGTAATAAATTTGCAAAATTACTAGACTTTGGTATAGAAGCCGATCCTTTTATAATAGTTAAAGAAGGTACAGATGATATCGAAAATCCTAATGAAACTAAAGTTGATCCTAATATAACACCTGAACGTAATCCTAAAATAGCAGCAGTAATACATTATGCATGTGAAGATGGAGAAATATCAGCAATCTATTCTGATACTGAAGACCCTCCTATTAAGGTAGATGATTCTGAGATACTTAACTACTTAGGTGAAGGGGATGTTTTTGAGTTTGTAGATGGAACAAGTGATCCAAGATATAAAAAATCACTTAAATCAGGATATACACTTGGAAAGACTGATGATGCTAATTTTATTGTAGTAAAAGTTTACAAAGGTGAAGAATCTGTAACAGGCTACATAAGAACTCAATTCTTAAGCTTCCAGACAGAAGAAGTAATGAGAGATCAACCTGGCCAATATGATAAAAGGTTTACTTTTGTACCTGAAAAAATAAATATAGATAATGGAAAAACTATAAGGTATCTAAAAAGAATAGCTATTTTACCTGAGTCACAAGAATACTTAAATGAAACGTATAGTGAGCTTGTACCGATTACAGAAAACCAAAAAACAGAACAGATAAAAAAGGTAAATTGAAGTAGATTATGAGCACAGTAACTAAAGACCTTCTCGGATCAATCTACACTATTAATAGCGTACCTAATGGAGGTTCTAAAGCATTAAAGTATACTACTATAGGTAGATTATTATTTTGGCTGAACGAATTATTTATGCTAAAAGATGAAAATGGTAAAATAATAAATGACTTTTATGTAGGAAAACATAACTATAAATGTAAACCTCAGGATAATAAAGCAAAGTATACAAATAGAAATCCATTTTTAACATTTGAGAATCATTTTAGTCCAACTCTTGAAAGATTTATTATACCAAAATTAGACCAAGATACAAACAGTATGTACTATATAAAGTACGCTTCAGACGAAACTTTAAGACAGTTAATATTTGGTGATGGTACCGATATATTAGACATCTTAATAAGTTTAGACTATATTAAACAACAATTTGATTCAAAAGTAACATCGGTAGAAGAAACTAGTATCAATATCTATGATTTTGTAAAAGAAATATTAGAAGATATGACAAATGACTTTGGCTATATAAATAATTTTGATATACACCTAGAGGGTGATACAACATACCATTTAGTAGATAGGAAAGTCACAGCAGGTAAAGCAGATATAGACAAATCTGTAATGGACCTGGTGGGATTAGGATCAACAGCATCCAACATATCCCTCAATAGTAATTTGACTAATGAAACAGCAACTTTTTCTGTTATCTCAGCAGCAAATCTGAAATCAGATATTCCTATTGAAAACTCTGCTATGATGTCCTGGAATAGAGGAGCAATTGATAGGTTTATACCTCAGAAATTTGTAGTCACAAGTGACGAAAGTAGAACTAAAGGTTTACGTGCTAAAATAGTAGCACTTAAAGGACATGTCTTATATATAAATAAAATATTACAAAGACTGCCTGATGTTTCAGTAAGTATAGAATCGTCACATAAAGCTGTGATGACTGAATTAGTAGCAGAAGAAACATTTTTACAAAAAAAATCTGCACCTGGACTATTACCCATACAGTTATCTTTCGATATAATGGGTATATCAGGAATCAATATAGGTCAATCATTTATTCTTGAAAAAGGAATACTCCCTCAAAAATACGAAGGTAGAGTCAGCTTTATAGTTGGTGGTGTATCTCATAAGGTTGAAAGTAATAGATGGACTACTTCTATAACCTGTTATATGTCTTTAATTGATATATTAGAAAGCTTTAAGAAAAAAGGTAGACCTTCTGTTATAGATTTAATAGGCGGAAAACAAACAAAAATAGATGTAGATAAAATAAACGATGAACTTTCAGAAGAAGCACTAGTACGGGTAGCAAGTGAAGAAGATTCTACTCGATTTTTTAATCTATTAGCTGAAAAGACTGTAGAACCAACTAAGGATAGTTTCAACCCTAGTTGGGCAGGTTTTAGAGCTTCTACAACAAATGAGAAAGATACAAGAAGTAGTTTTATTGAATACAATAATCAAACGAAATCCAGAAAAGGCATACTACACCCAAAGTTAATTGAAGTTATTGATAAAGCAGCAAGACGTGCTAACGGACAATTACGAGAAGGATATAAAGTTAACACAATCTCTGTTGTATCAGGTGGTCAAATATCAAGTGATACTCTAAAAAAATTCGGAGTGATGGATAAAGCAAATAAAGTGAGATACGGATTAACTAATCACACTGTTAACCATGATAACGGCTGGGCTGGCGATTTACAGTTTCTCGGTCAGTACAATACACCTTCAGATCTTTTTCATGAATATGGTAATCTGGAAATTAATGCTACTATATTAGTATTTTTGAAATATTTCTTTGAAGAAGCTGTTAGTAGAGGGTACGCTCCTAGAATTGGAGCAGGGTATAAAGGTTTAGGTAAGTCTATACACGTCGGGTTTCACCCGTTGCTGTCAAAAGTGAGCGGTAAAGCAGCTAATATATGGACTGAAGGTAATGTCTTTATAGGAGACAACATTGGAAAGTCAGAAGTAAAAAAAGCACTTGCTGATATTTATTATAAAGCCTATGATAAGAAAAATAACATTTCGGTAATTCCAAGAGGCAAAAGAGCATAGTATGTATCTACCTAGATCAAAATATAGAGTTTTAAAATCATCTGGAGACCTTATACTTCCTAATGGAGAAAAGTATAAAGGTAGTTATATAGAAACATACAATGGTGATTACTTTTCAGGAAATAATCTAAATAGTGATTCAGTACCGCTTACAAAAGTTGATTTATACTCTGATGATGAACCAAATTTAATTACTACTTTGCGTTTTTCAAATGATTATATTAGACCTACTGATAAAGATATAGCCAGAGGTAAGTTTAAAAGGTATTATGTACAAGATAAAAGAAATAAAGCTATAATAGAAGTAAACGTAAGAAGATACTTGAAGTTTCAAAAAACTAACTATACAGATACCGCTGTTATAGACTGGGTAATTAAAGGACCTGTTGAAAACTCAGTTAAAAGTTCGTATATTCAATTTGGAGCTAAAGCAATAAATAAAGAAACCGTAGAAAAAGCATCTGGGAAAATAAAAGAATTACCTCAAATGATAAAAAACTATGGAGAGTTTGTAGTCTAAGAAATATATCTTATCTTTAAGTAAAGGTTATAAGTATGTTTTATATTATTGAAACTGACACTCAGTTAGATAGATTACAAGCACTAGGTAGATTAGGAGGATATGTTGATATCATCCCTACCAATACTTACTACCATCTAAAACTTACTTCCACTGTAGCGGTTTACTTAAGACCGGTTAATTCTAAGCATGGATTTATAATTCCTATCGATCATGACGAAGGCCTTAACGTAGATAAAGAGCGTGTCTACGAATTACTTAAAGCTTTCACTACACTTTATACATTAGATAAGAAATACTTGCTATATCACTTTAATCTACAAGGAGCTATAGACTTATCACTACTTTATTCAATGGTTAAGTTTGATAAATTAGAGTATTCTAGAGATTTTTCGTATATAAATACTTTCTATAATAAATTTAAAGATAGTATTATTACTAATAAACTTATACCTATATCTAAACTCTATCAAGCAAGTGAAGAGATATACTATAAAGTAAAAGATGTAATTGAATATAACATACCAAGTGGTTTTGACTTTTATAACAAGACTGCTACCAATGTATTCTTTCTCTTAGAGCAATCTGGTATAGGAATACATAAAGAACAATTCGAAGAGATGTTTACTCCTCGTGATTCCAATTATAATATAGTAGACGATATAACGTATAGTTACTATAACCTATATAACATTACTTCTCGACCTACTAATGCATTTAACTCAGTTAACTACGCAGCTATTCCTAAAACAGATAAACATAGATCGAGTTTTAAACCTCAAAATGACTTTTTTGTAGAGTTTGATTTTGATGGTTACCACGTTAGGTTACTTTGTGAACAATTAGGTTATGAACTTACTGACGAATCCGCTCATATGCAACTTGCAAAGAAGTACTTTAAGAAATCAGTCATTGGAGACGATGAATATTCGAAAGCTAAGCAAATAAACTTTCATGCATTGTACGGAAGAATACCTGAAGAATATAAAGATGTAGATATCTTTGTTAAGATTCAAGAATTTATTAACTCCTTGTGGATCAAGTACGAAGCACTTGGAGAAGTACACAACCCAGTTTCAGATAAACCTTTCACAGAAGAGCTCAAGGATATGAATCCTCAAAAGCTTATGAACTATCTTATGCAATCGTTGGAAACTTCAAGAAATATTCTTATCTTAAAAGAAGTATTAAGATACTTACAAAATAAAAAAACTAAAGTAGTACTATATACTTACGATTCTTTACTTTTTGACTTTAGCAAAGAAGACGGAAAAAATACGTTAACAGAATTACAAAATATACTAGAATCTGGGAAAAAATACCCAGTCAAATTTAAATACTCGAAAGATTTATGTTTGTGAAACACTTTAATATTTATAACAAATGACAATGGTTACAGAAAGTAGGTTCGATTATGATATCGACCCAGTTAACTTAAATGAAGATATGAGTAATAAATTATTCTGTACT